ATACTGTTGTCCATCCACGACAATATAGTGTGTGCAGTCCTGGCCGCGCAACGAGAGGATACACTCCTCCAATGAATCCGATCCTGTAGTGGGTGTTACTACTCCGAAAGTTTGCATCGTTCTCTTCTTTCTCTGTTCATTTTGGACATCGGATACCAAACAACATTATCTAGAGCATTGAAACCAACGAGATTACCGAAGCGTTCTTTCCATTCATGTCTCGGAATTATATGATGTCCATACCTCATACTATGCCTTCGGAACCAAAAACTCTATATGTGCTGCGCTCATTTTCAGGAGTGTGCCGTAATCTTGAGAAGGCAGGTAGTAGCCTTCCATATCCCACAGGGGACCGGTTTTTGGATACTTCAGGGCGATACGACCATCAACTAACTTCACCAATTGCACTTCAACAGTATCCATCATTACACCTTTATGGTTGCGCCCGTGGTTTTAATCTTTTTCACATGAAGACTTCCATCAACCACTTCCTTCGTGATATGTCCAAACGCATCTTTCACGACAGGAGGCTCAACTTCCAGGACGAAAGGCATCTTGGGAAATGCTTCCTTCACCAGGGATGGAGTGAGATACTTCACACCCAGATCCTTCTTGAAGCACTTCACCAGCAAGGCGGCTTCGTCTTTATGAATCGATCCCAGTAATACACTGAGGATACGCTCTTCCTTTTTTGCGTCCAGTTTGGCTGTGCGTTTCGGGTGTCCCAAAATAAAAATGTAGAGCCGACGCATCTCATTACTGAGAGTGGAATAGCATAAGCCTGCGGGTTCCACTGCTGCCTTATAGGTGGGGATCTTTATGATGTCAAAGATGATCCTGGGGTTGAACGCATAATTAAGAAATTCCCTAAACCAGGGGTTTTGTCCATATTTCTGCAATACGGCAATGCGTTGTTCGCGGTTCTTTACTTTGTCAAACTCTTGAAATATCTCACTGAATAACACGGACGCATAGTTCATAATTCTCCTTCGTGGAACTGTTAAACTGCCATTAAAAATCTTCTACCGACGCGGCTAGATCCTTCAACCCACTCATTATCAGGTAATTCAAGAAGGCACCACGACCGGCTGGATTGGTGGTCTCGTAGGCATAGCCTATTCGCTGTTTGACTTCCACTGGAATATTCCGCAGGTCAATCAAAATCTCATTGCGCTTGAAATTCTTTAGCATCTCGCCTTCTGTACAGAAGGACTCAATTGGCATATTGAGCCAGCCAATTAACTTTTTCTCCATGATGGGCTTCTGTCGCCCACCCACCACAAACACATCATCTGGTGAAAGTATGTTAGGCACCCCATCTCCAAAATCACCACGGATGATCTGTTGCTTGAGTGTAATCTTTGGGAATTCATCTCGGATCAATTTCTTGAGTGTTGGTGAATACTGATGGACGTGAGCATGGACTTGAAGTTGTGCGAAATCCTTGTCGCCAGAGATAATCATGATCTTTGACGTGGGCCCATGAACATGCGAAAGATACCCAATAATGTCGTCGGCCTCGCATCTCTCAACCGAAAGCACCTTATACATGAGATTCGCTTTGAATTCCGCCTTGAGCGCATCGAGACATGTGTGGATGGAGGCCCAGTTGAGCGCCGAATTCTCCCGATCCTTTTTGCGCTTATATTTATAGTGGGGGAATATGTCCGTGCGCCAGTAAGTGTCGGCGTCATAACATATCACTACCTCACCATATTCGCGCTTGAATCTCTTCACATTAGAGCGCAATGAGAATAACAACATTTGCCGTACAATAGTAATATCGGCCTGAGTTTTCTTAGTTGTAGCCAGATTTTCCAATATACAGGCGTATGCAAGATTGCTGAAATCCACGAGTATCATGATTATACTATTGCCCTCACTAATAAGGTTTCACTATTTAGTCGTCCAGTCACTTTGGCATCCTTCGTAGTCAGTGAATCCATGATCTTCCTCAGATACAATTTCCCACCCGATAAGATCTGGGGTAATATCTCTTCGGGCTTGCGAAGTTTCTTGGTGCGGGATTTAGTCTTGGAATAATTGGTGAGTGTACAGCCCTTGACTCCCAAGCCTGAGGCATCATCCGCCACGTAGTAGCTCAACATGCGAGTGGGACGATGATAGGACCAGAGACCTTCTGCGCCAACTATACGAGTGGGAGGGATGGACTTGATATGGAGTTCAGGATCTTCTTCTGAGAACTTTAGGGACTTAACTTGCTTTTCAGGAGACTTAATTTTCTTGGTGCGGGGTGCTCGGTTGGCAATGGCATCCCCCATCACAGTGAGCGCATCTGAGATGATCTGGTCATAAAGAACTTCCATCTTTTTCATCTGGGCTGAAGTATAATTGGCATACCCCTCGGTGAGTTGTGCATCTTTCCCCGAAATCGCCAGACGAAATTCATCGCGGAAATGCTTAAAGACATTGACGATATTGGGCCCATGTGCACCAATGGCTCCGTGCGTTCGCATTAATTCTAGCGTATCGGGGACTTTCTTAAAATCCGATAAGATAAACTCATCTACCACACCTTCCAATTTGCCAATAATTTCACTGGATTTGGCTCTAAGTCGGTCTTGGATTGTGGCTGGTTTTGGGGGAGCGGCGGGTGTCTCTTTGGGGTCCTCAAGCAACACACCCACAAATGCCACCATATCAGCGATGTGTCGGTTGACCCATCCGGTGGACTTCATATCAAGACGTGCACCACGGGATATCATGCGGCAGATGAATCCCAATGTGGATACTTGCGCCTCAATTTGACGTGCTTTGACTTTAATATTCTGTTCTTTGCAATATTCGGTGAGATACTTGTGGGAGTGTTCTTTCTCTCGGTTTTGGGAGTACCAATTCAGAGCCAATCCCATATCAAGTTGGGTGAGCACGGGTTGACCGGTGAATGAAGGTTCTGACTTAGACAGAAGCTGGTTCACTCGATCTGAAGTTGTCTGTGGTCTATTAATACTCATCATTACTCCTCAATTATTGTGTCCATCATTATATCACACCCATCGCAAAAATGCAAGATGAATTATTTGCACGTTGGTCTGAATGCTGGATCTGGAAGATTGGTTTCGCATGGCTTATCAATCACGGGTGGGTAGTTGATAAAATATCCATTACATTGGCATGTCGAATTATCAGGCGAGTTACTCCTGTTACACTTTGGACAGATCCATCCCATACGATCTCGGATTGTGAATACTATTGGGTCGCCTTGTGCCATAGTATGACTATTTAGCATCCTTTTCATGTGCCTTGGCGTATCGTTCGACAATCATACGCATCAACTCAGGATCTCGGTATGAAAAATTATCTGGAATATCGAGGCAAATAACTGGAGTGGGGAGACTTATAGATTTGACCATTTCCTGAACGGCTTCCTGTTGGTCTTGCGTCATACACACAAATTCATCAGCCCATTCCAGTAACACCTGATCTAATGGGACCAGTGCAAATTCTGGAACCAATCCAACGGCTCGTGTGTTGCAGTTGAATGGCTCCTGGGAAAGGACAAACGCCGCTGTGGGCGAACGTAATAATCCTGCTGAACAGACACAGACGACTCGCCTAAACGTGTGAAATTTCTGATACCTGTTTTGGCAATTTCCCAGGCGATTCATTAAATAGGGATCTAGTTCCATTATACTTGCTCCTTTGTTACTTTTTTTGCTAAGAGTGCGACTCGTTGACCTGGAGAATAACAACTATACCCATCATCTTCTGGAATTCCCGCCCTGGACAATTCTATTTCCACTTCTCGAAAATCATACACATGTTCCATGCAAGAATACTCAAACAACTGCCGATTATGATAAGCCTTCGTTGTCAAGTCTTGAATGATCTGTAAGAGGCCTTCTCGCGTACAGGCTGCATAATCTTCTGGGTTAATTTGTGGTGCATCTTTCAGTGGCATGTTATGTTTCATCCTCAGTAAGTTCTGTGAAGTTATCAGTGTGGTAGCCCCAAAGCACCTTTCCATCCTTGCGAACGAGAACACAATGCCCAGGCATATTAATAATCTCTCCAATAAATAAGAACCCTTCATCTACCCCAAATGGATATTGTTTGCGAATTTCTGGTGGGTATGGGGCCACGGGATAACCATCACCCTCGTTGAATTTTACTAACGACATATTTCTTGGTATCATAATTACTCCTTTATCCGTTTCCATTTACCCTCAACTTGAGTTTCGATGACCAAGTTCTGGATTGCCATCTGTTCCTCCACTCGATCATCAAGTGTCTTCCCACCCCTTAGTTTCATAGCCATATTAGTCACCCAACTCTTAAATTGGCGCGATTCCCCCATACGCCTGAAGGCATTACGTTTGTTCTGTAACTGTGAACGATCTTCACGAGACTCACCACGAGCACCAGATGGATGGTGGATAA